CGCCCGTGGCCTTGTGTCTGTATTCGCCCATGAGATTGATCCTTTCAGATGGGGTTGATTATGCAATGGCAAGGAAGATGTAGGTCGCAGCATTGACGTTTACGTTAGTGGCAGCAACCTGATTGACAATGAAGCCAGACGAGGCCGGGTCAATCGTGTCGTTTGTTGTCACCTCTGTGGCAGTTGTGTTCAGGCTCAAATGCGGATCGTTGCCCGTGACGATACCTCTTGCCGTATCCCAGACATACCAATCACCCGTGCTGTCAGTGCGCTTGATAAGGATGAACCTTGCACCAGTCGTGAAGCCGCAGTTGATCGTTTGGTTTGAACCATTGCCCGTGTAGCTGCCAACCTTGCTGATGCCGGGGAGAGAGGCGAAGAGGTAGGCGATGAATGTGGCCGTGTTGCCGTTTACGTCATCGTTCGTGCCAAGCGAAAAGACGCTGCTTGTTGGGGCTGTGTCATTCCACATGGTGTCAAGGTCAGCGGTCGCCGCCGTTGAGTTTAGGATTAAATAGTCCGTGGCGTCACCGGCATAAACAACCCAGTTGTCCACTGCACTGCGCTTTTTCACAATCATCAATTCAGGTGCAGCGCCAAGGTTATGGCTGACAGTCCTGTTAGCCCCCGTCCCAGTATACGCCACCACATCGAAGAACCCCGGTGCGCGGCGGAACATCCAAGAGTACAGATTGCTAAGGGTGATTGAGGAAGGATGCCACCCATTCATGTAATCGAACTGGCCGTCACTCTCTGCCACCTCGGCATCCGTAAGGTTTGCTCTAAGTTTGGTCGGCCCAAGCATACGGGTAAATACGGCGCTTTCACCGCCTGCGATGGTTTTCATCAGCGCCCAATCGACCGGGAAGCCAGAAGTAAAAGCTGGGGGACCACCACCCCATGTATCGATGCCAAACACCTGCGTCCCGCTCGTAGGTTCCCGCATAGGACCACGGCGGATGGCGATGTAGATTGCGGTGCCTGCGATTGCTCCGATCTGAAAGCCATTTGCCACAAATCGGACATTCGGATTTCCAGTTGACCCTGTAACGGTTGTTTCGGCTGCGTTAGTGTTAGCCTTAAATTCCTTCCAGACGCCATTGCCAGAAGACTCTATGGACGCTCCACGCATGTTGTCAATTATGTGCCAATCATCTGTAAAATTTGCCGATCTGTAGAGCAACCACTGGGGTTCCCACCCGAGATCAATAACAGCAGTGTTGCCCCCACCCGTAGACCCACACGCAATCAACCCATCCGAGCCATCACCAGACGGGCCGAGGGGATCGTGGGCGAATAGGTAGGCGACGTAGGTGCCACCAGAAGCGTTGACAGTGGTGTCCGTCCCCAGAGAGAACACAGTGCTGGTTGGTGCCGTATCATTCCAGCGAGTGTTGTCGTCTACCGTTGCAGCCGTAGAATTCAGCACAAGGTAATCTGTCTCGGGTGCAGCCGTGTTGCCGCGATGATAGACCTGCCAATCAGCAGAAGCATCCGTGCGCTTGATGATAATGCACCCCGGAACGACACCAAGATTGTGGGCGATAGTGCGGTTTGATCCTGTCCCGGTGTAAGTCACCACGTCAAAGAAACGCTCAGCCTTGCGGAAGGTCCATGAGGCGTAGGTGTAACCAGACCCGTTGACAGCATCGTTCCCGCTGAAACTAAAACCAGACGACAAAAACGCCTGATTGAAGTCTGACTGAACATTTACGTTTGCGCCGCTGGTGTTAGCACGAATACCCTGACTCGCTCCCCGCACAGTGTCGAATAGCCAATGTGCTTGGTTAAACGCGCCAGTTCTATTCTTAACCCAAACCAACCCACCCTCACCAGCAAGGTCAATATCGTTGGTGATTGTCCGCGTAGAGCCGTTGCCAGTGTAGAGGTACGTTGAGAACACGTCCTCAATGGCCAAAGCATCAGCCGCGACAGCGGTAGACATCAACGCCTTTTTAGTGAGCATTATGCGTCTCCTACACGCGCGCCATAGAGCGTCGTGCTGACCTTCCACAGTGTAACGACAGTGAAGCCGCTGGTGTTCAACGTCGGGGCAACGCCGCCGTCCGTCTTCCAAGTCACAGAAGGCCAAGTGATCGTGTAGGCCGTGCCGTCGTCGATCATCAATGTCATAGCCTCGCCAGCGGTAAAGCTGTCCGTAGGCGTGGAGTTTGCCGATAGGGTCCACGTCTGGATCGTGCCGTTATTCGGGTTTAGGGCAGGCGTCGTCCCGCTCAATGCGAACACTGTTTCGATAATGGCGTTGGCGAACTTAACATCGCCGCTCGCGTCAGCAGTCACAACCTTGGAAGCCTGCGATGTGCCGAGGGTGGTGATGTCGTTGTAGTTCAGTTCAACGGCAGTCGAAGTGACAACCGTTCCGCCGACCTTCCACTCACCGGCGGTTAGGTTCGGCTTGATCGCCGTCGTGCCGTCAAGCAGATCATCAAGATCATCAAGGTTGTCGTTGATTTTGCCGCCCCAAGTGTCCTCGGATGCGCCAACTTCGGGCTTCACGAGGCCAAATGTCGTTGTCGTTGCGTCTGCCATTTTGAGCCGCCCTTATGCCGCTTCGGTCCAAATTTCCGCCGTGTCAGAGACAGGCGTCCAAGTCTCCCCTGTATCAGACTGCGGCGTCCATGTCTCTGCCGTATCCTGACCGGGTTCCCACTTCTTGATGAAGGATGCCGACACTATACACGAAATTTGAGAAAGCGCACTACCTAAGCGCACGCGCTGCAAAGACGCACTAGAGGTGACAGCGCACGCCGATGCAACCGACATGTTTACCAGCGCCACGGTTGAGACGGACGTTGTAAAGGCCGCCGCCGCCGTGGCAGAAATATTGCGTTCCCGATCCGCATCAAGCGAAACTGTAGCCGCCGACGACACCGGGGCTTCAACCTCGCGCAACCGCCGTGCGCTTACAGACGCGGATGCCGTAATTGTGATGGCGGCCCCGTCGAACCCATACGCATTCACACCGTATGCGCCACGACCGAAACCTGCACGATACTCGACCACGGCGGCATCAATCACCCGATCCGCGGAAGCTGTTGTTGCAGACGCAACAGAGGCAACCGCGTTGGCCGAGCGCAAGACCTGCATTGAAACCGTTGCCGCCGAGATTGCGGATGCAGCGGCTGATACATCAAACCGCTTTCCTGCCAGCACAGAAACGGCAACAGCGACCGAAGTCGCTGCCGAGGCGTCTTTCACCTCGCCGTCAAGCCCATACGCCTCTACGCCGTATGCGCCTGTACCAAATCCTGTACGGTAGGCCGCCACCTACTCAGCCTCAGTCGAGGTTGATGTCGAGATCGCCTGTCGGCACACGCAGAACGTCCCCGGTGTCAATCACCTTCGAGGCGGTCAGCGAGGCGTAGGCGATCATGTTGCCCGAGGTTGAAGCGTCGAACACCGCTGCGTGCGTGATCGTGCCCCAGCTTCCCGTTGCAGTCGGAAATTCGATGGCTGCATCGTTTGAAGCGTTGTTGCCGCTCACGGTGAACGTGACGGCCTCGCGGGTGTAGCCGTTGCCGCTCACCTCGGTGCCGCCGCCGCTTTCACCCGGTGCAGCGGTGAACAAGCCAAGATACCAAGCACTCGGACGGGCCGGAGACGGCGAGGATGCCGTCAGGAGCCACGTCAGGACGCTGGTTTCGAAAGAGTTGGTCAGTGACATCAGAAACTCCTGATTTTCATACGCAGGCCGGTTCCGCTGTGCCGCGCGTCGTTGGAAGAATTGTTCAGGTTATCAATCGCGGATTGATACAGGGCTGCCCAGATTTGAATGCGGGCGTCGTCCTTCAGGTATGGTGCCGAGTGGATCAGCGCCCCGTAGAGGTAGGCATCCGGCGCGTTGGTCAAGAGCCAGTTTGTCGTGGCCGAGTCCGACAACGCAGGTATCTTGCCGAAGTATAGCAGTTCGCCCGTGTAAAGGCCATCCGGCACTGGGTACAGTTCAAACTGCGCCCCGGTCATCGCGTAGTAATACGGGCGGCCAGTGACGTTGCTGTCGGCCTGCTTGCGGTCGATCATCTCAGCTTGGCTGATAAGCTCCAGCCGCGAGGTTTCGCCGGTGGTCAGGTAGAAGCGGATTGTTTCCACCCAATCGGCGGGAATGGCGCTGAATTGCGTGTCAAGCTGGGCGGTCGATCTGGTTTCCATACGCCAGTGACGCAGCTTGCGCTGCATGTCAGCCTCGGCCAGCGCGATGAAGGTCGGCACGACAGACGTGAGATCGTCGCGGTTCAGGAAGTCCGCGACGGCTGTCTTGAGCTGGCTGTAATTCGCAATGGTCATTTCTTCTTCGCCTCGTTGCGGGCCGAAATGGCCTTGGCTTTAGCCTTGGCGTCCGCCTTGCTGCTTGCGCCCCATGCGTTCAGTGATAGCAGAAGTCGCGTTGGTTTTCCATCGGCATCGCGCTCGGGACCGGGCATGCCGCCCATTCTGGCTAAGAAGGACGCCCGGCGCGGGTTGTCGCCCGCCTTTACCGGGGCCTTCAGGTTCATTCCCTCGGCCTTGGCAGACGCGCGGCCCTTGGCGTTTAAGCCGCCGCTGGGCGACTTGCCTTCCTTACGCTGCCAAGCCGGGGTCTTCATTTCTTCTTGGCCGTCTTTGCTGATGCCTTGAATGCAGCCGCAGTCGGAGCGCCCTTGGTGCCGGGCTTCCGCATCTTCTCGCCCGATCCAGCCTTGATGCGGGCCTTCTTGGCTGCGATGTTTGCGTAGAGACCGCCGGGCATTACTTCTTGCCCTTCATCATGCACTTGCCCATTGCCTTGCACTTGGCGGGGTTAGGGCAGCCTTTGCACGGGGTGAACTTCATTGGCTTTTTCATTTCTTCTTCGCCTTTCCTGCTTTGCTGAGAGCAATGGCAATCGCTTGCTTTTGCGGCTTGCCGGATTTCATTTCCGTGCGGATGTTAGCAGAAATCGTCTTGGCAGACGAACCTTTTTTGAGTGGCATTATGGCCTCCTCTGGCGCGGGGATGCCGCCACCCTATCACATCACGCGATGCCTTTCAAATTGCGTCGCAATGGTGCGCCCCAATCGTCCTGCGTTGCCATCCCAGCCTTGAAGATCGCCACCAAGCCAAAGGCATCGGCGGCATGGCTGGAGAAGTCATGCTCAGGCCCAAGCCCGATCCCGCGCACCTCGTCCCGCTTTTCATGATACCAGCCGAGAGCCTCACGCCCGCCGCGCGTTGTCTCCTCGTTGAACCTGATCGCCGGGAACAGGCGGCGTGTTGCGTCGATACGCTGCAACGCAGCACCAGCACCTTGGTTCTTCACCAGATCAACCACGAAGCCAGCCTCGCGCAGGTAGGACATGGGCGTGACAGCATAGACGCTATCGTGCTTGCGCCCGTCGTGCGGCAGGACGCAGACAGCCTCCTCGTAGTCATTGGCTCGGAGCCAGTTGACGTGCGCCTCGAAGGGCTGGCCGACGGCTTCATAATAGTCCAGCACGCGCACCTCGGGGCCGATGAATTGCACGATCCAGATCGACGTGGCGTCAGACTTTGACGACGTGCCGCCGATGTCCCAGCAGGCGTAGACCTTCATCAGCGGATCGCGCGGGATGAAACCGATCCGGCGTTCAAGCTGGGCGTCTGTCAGATGCTTGGCGTAGTACGCGCCTTCGAGGACGGTTGCATATTCGCCTTCCCAGATGTGGCCGTATCTCTCGGGCTGGTTCTCCAAGCAGTCCCGGCGCTCTTGCTCTAGGACGGACGGAAACCACGGATTGTCTGACCAGTTGGCCCGGACAACGACAGCGCCAGACGGCGTGATAGGCCCGCGCAGAAGCTGGTCGATAGGATCGGTCGGGCGCGATGGGTTCCAGCTAAACCAAAGCTCAGAGTTTTCGGCGCGGATTGTCGGGCGCAGAAGTGACAGGGATCGGTCGGACAGGGATTGCGCCTCTTCAACCCAAGCCCGGTCGAAGCCTTCCAGCGACTTCACGCTGTCTGCGGTGTGATCCTGCATCCCTTGGAAGATGATGAGGCCATCGCCGGGCGTTTCGATCACCTCGCGGAATACCTTGAAGCCTTGGGCCTCGCCGAGGTTGTAGGATTGCAGGGTGTCTTCGATTAGCTTCTTTGCTGACTGCTTGAGGGACTTTTGGACTTCGCGGATGCAGACGCTGCGATGGCCGGGGAACATCAGATGCTCTTCGGCGAGAAGCCCTGCGAAGAAGCGTGACTTGCCCGAGCCACGGCCACCCCATGCGCCTTTGTATCGGGATGGGTTTAGGAGCGGCGCAAAGGCCGCTGCCGTTCTGATTTGCAGGCGGTTCTTAGCCATCAGCGTCTTTTGGCTGGACGATGACGCGTTCGATGACCTGCGGCGTCATGCTGCCGTCTGAGGATGTCACGTCAACGTCCTGCTTCTCGCGCCAATCGTTCGGGAAGCGGTTTTTCATGTTGAAGATGTAGCTGGTCGCGTTGAAGCCGGGAACCGCTCCGAAGGTTGCTACTTTGCCCTGACGCTCCCACCAGACCTGCGCGCGCTGCAAACCTCTTTTTACGGCGCTGGAAAATTCAGGGTGAGCGGCCATCCAATTGTTGAGCGTTTCACGGTCAACGTCACAGGCTTCGGCCATTCCAGCCAGTGTTTCGCCTTCTTCGCCTGCGGCTATGACGATGGCGCACATCGACGTATCGTACTTCGTAGGCCGTCCGGCTGGCATGATGTCCTCGCTCTGTCGCTTCACGGTGCAGATTGTCTGTCGCGCATTATACGCCTTTGCGGCTCGGAATGAAAGCGTGATGGATCAAGGATGCGCTTGGCTTCTTGCCGGGTCACTCCGAGCTTGCGGGCCGCTTCGCTCACTGATTGGTATTTGCCGATGGGGTGGGGCTGTGAGCCAAGTGGATGATGTGTGCTTGTCACAGGTCAAACCCCTCTTGCACGGGCTTGGTTGGCGGCGCGGCGACGAATAGGTCGGGCTGTCGTGTTGCCTCGTCCACTCGCTTGCAGGCGATGGCGAAATATTCCGGGTCAAGCTCGATCCCCGTGCCGTTGCGGCCCATGCGCTGGCAAGCGACTAAGGTGGTGCCGCTGCCCATGAAGGGGTCAAGGATGGTTTGGGCGTTGGGCAGGAAGCCTAAGCACCATTCCATGAGGGCAACGGGCTTTTGGGTTGGATGTTCTTTTCCTCCGTCCATGTTCATCGGCCTGAAAACGAACCTGCGAGCCACCATGTCTAGGTTCGTCCATGCGAGTTCAAAGTCTGCAAAATCTCTGCCTGCATTGTTTTTGTCCCAAACCAATGGGGCGCGATATGGCGGCAGATCAAAGTAATTTCCGCCCCATATTATTGATGGAACGTCTGGGAAACCTGAAAGGTCTGCCGGTGTGTCATCCCAAGACTTCCCGCCAAGACCTCGCGAGACAGCCAACCTGTTGCTTTTGGTAATTCCAATACCATACGGCGGGTCCGTCACCACGGCATCCACCTTGCCCAAGAGCGGCATGACCTTCAGGCAATCTCCCAAGATCAGCCGTTGCCCGCCGATGCGTTCTTCTTTGATAATTGTCATCTCTTCACCGCCAAATATGCAAACTGTCCTACGCCCTCGCGCTTGCAAAACAGGAAACACCGCTTTTCGGTTTCGGCTCTTGCGGCAGCAAAGCGATGCAGCCCGCCGCAGAATTGGCCGATGTGGTAGACGATGCGGTCGCCCTTCTCAGCCGCGCCGAGAGCCGCCTCGAAAGCGTCCGGCTTTGTCTCGCCCGTGATGTAGATGGTGTTGGTCATGCCCCACTCCTTATGTAGCAATGTATCACAAAGATAGCACTGCCAGCTACATTGTAAGTCTTTTGCCTGTAAGGCTTTTTCTTCTTATATAGCAAAGTAGAATAATAATAAGATAGATAATATATCCCCATATACCCCACATACGGGCCTCTCTGGTGGTGACAATATGTCTTATGTGGACAATTTCTGCTACTTAGCAACATAAGCCTATTTCCCTTTTGTTTTCAGTGACTTACAAAGTATCACGCGTTCTATATAGCGTGATACTTTGCTACATAAGCCAATCACACCACGAACCACAGGTCTGGAACCTTTCCTGCCCGCTTTCGCTTGCCGTCTTCGCGGCGGATCATTCCTGCGCTCACCATTTTGTTCAGGATCGGCTCAAGCGCCTCTGGTTTTAGGTGCATTCGATTTGCCAGAACCTTGGTCGATGCGCCCTTGTCTGGGTCAATGTAATTGATGACGCGGGCGGCAATGGCTTCCTCTGGGCGGTCCTTGGAGTTGTCGTTGGCGAAGACCAGTTTGATCTTGGCGTCCAGTTCAGCGCGGACATAGGCGAAGGCCCAGCGCACATGCTCGGCGGTTCTCTGGGCTGTTGGTATGGCCAGAATGAAGCTAATCTTAGCGACCAACTCATAGGCGCGCCGGATCATGGCGACGGATGCCTCGCCGGTGTTCTCGCCCATCTCCTCGGCATAGGCGTGCAGCCACTTTGACACTTTGCGGAGCATATCGCTGGCGTCGTCGTCAGTCTTGACGGGTTCGCGGTCGCCGGAATACTCCACCCGCCCGCCGATGTTCATCACGTCAAAGTTACCACCGTGGAAAATCTGCGCCAGCCTCATGGCAAGGTTTTCTGGCATCGGGCGCTTGCGAAAGTTCTCTCGTTCTTCTGGGTTGTTATCTGTTTCGGCCACGATGATCGCGCGGCCCACGAAGCCCTGCGTTGCAGTTTCACCGTCCATGATCTGATCGAAGGTGCCGGGCGTTGTGAAGCCGACAACGGAAAGAAACGGGCGGTCAAGGCCCTGATCCACCATGTTCAGCATACGCTGCGCGCGGGCGATTAGATCATCGCGGCCATCATCTTCAGCCTTGGCCAGCATCCCGCCAAACATTTTGCGAAGGTCGCGCTTGGTGTCGCCCTGCAAAAGCATTCGGCTGTTGGCTTTGGAATAGCCCGACATGATCGCGCCGAACACGCTTTCGAGATATGCAGCACCGCCCCGCTTCTGGGCGTTGCGAACCTTGATAAGAAAGATGCCGATCTCGTCGATGATGTAATAGGCCGACTGGTGTTCGATCAGGTTCCGCATGATTTCTTGCTCGGACTTGATGCCGCCTTGCAGCGCGTAATGCACGCCCGCCGCGATGTGCAGATCGGTCAGGGCCTGCATCACAGCTTCTTTCCCGGTGGCGCTGGCGGCCACGCAAAAGGCCAACATGTTGGCTGTGACGCCATCGCGCAGGTCTTCGTGGCGAAGGCCACCGATGTTGCCGATGGCAGAAATGGCAGATGCCACGGCCAAGCGACGGCGAGGATAGCGGCACTGGCTGTCAATCCAAGCTGCCACGTCACCGACAAAACCGGGCGGCGTGAGAAGATCCAGCCCGTCAAGCGAGAACGGCGGCGGGAAGCGGTCGTTGCGCTCAGGGGCTTCTGGCGCGGGCGGTGCGAAGTCTTCTGCGCTAAACTCGTCCTGTGAATAGGATTGAACAGCTTGAGGTGATTGCCCGAACTTGGCACCATTATAGCCAGCCTCAAAGTCTGCGAAATCGTCGGCGCTCATTTCTGACCTTCCATTTGATCTGTGGCCCACTTTGCAAAGGCCGATTGTTCACTGGGCGACATGCGCCGCCAAAGCGCACCAACAAGACGCTTGATCTGCCGAGAAGCAAACAGCGCATGGCCACCGCTCATGCCGCCAAGCCTGTCGACGGCGGCAAGCGCATAGCATTCAAGCTCGGATGGGTTCGCAGTCTCGGCCCAGAACCTTGCGTCATCGCGGGCAGTGCCGTCAATAAGCGGCAGAAGCGGCAAGCCAGCCGCGCGGACGTTCAGCCAATCATAGGCGGCCCATGCAACAGCCTCGGGGTCTTGCTCGGCCAGCGTGTCAAGATAGACAACCGCCTGCGAAACGATATGCGCCGGGCGCGCAGGCCGAACAGGCGCAGGGAAATCAGGATCGTGGGTCATTTGCTTTCGCGCGCCAGCTTCAACGCCGCAAGCCGAACAAACGCAGCAATCGAAAGCCCAATGCGCTGTGCCGCAGACGCAATCTCATCTTTGTCAGCCTTGCTTAGTGTCGCCTTGATGTTTTCCATGATGGTCCTCCTTTGGGTTCATTTTGTGCTTGCACTATGCCCAACTTGGGACTATTGTCAAGTCACCGGGTTGAGAGCCTGCCCCGGTCAGGCGAGGCACAAGGTGCCAAACATGAAAGGAACGATCCATGTCAATCATGGAGTTAGCACGCAAGCCGGTTGACCGGCCTGTCATTGTGACAGTTTGCGGAGATGCTGGGCGAGGCAAGACAAGCCTTGCAGCGGCATTTCCGAAGCCGATTTTCATTCGTGCAGAAGATGGGATGCAAGCTATCCCAGTAGACAAGCGCCCTGATGCGTTCCCGCTATTGCAAAGCGCATCGCAGCTTTGGGAGCAAATCACTGCTGTGATTCACGAACCGCACGATTACCAAACTCTGGTAATCGACAGCGTGACCGCTTTGGAGCGGCTTTTCGTGGCAGATGTTCTGGCGCAAGACCCGAAGGCCAAGAGCATCAACCAAGCCCTTGGTGGATATGGCGCTGGCACGGCTGCGGTGTCGGCCATGCACCAGCGCGTCCGTAAGGGTGCTGGGCTGGCGAATGAAAAGCGCGGGATGCACGTTGTCTTCGTGGCGCACGCTGATGTGGAAACGCTGAAGCTGCCCGACGTTGACGACTACATGCGCTGGACACTGCGCCTGCCGCCTAAATCGCAGCCGCCCTACACCGACGATGTGGATGTTGTCGGGTTCCTGCGGCTTGTGACCTACACCAAAGGCGAGGACGGCGACCGCAAGAAGGCGATCAGCACGGGCGATCTGGAAATGGTCTGCCATGCCACGGCGGCCAACGTCTCGAAGAACCGCTACGGCATCACTGACCCGCTGGGTTACAACCTCGGGGAAAACCCGCTGGCCAAAGTCATCCCGTCGCTTGGCGGGGCAAAATTTAACACCAATGAAGAAGGAGCCGAATGATGGGCTTTTGGGATTTGAGCGACGGCGAGACAGCCGCAAACACTGGCACCGAATATGAGGTGCCTTCGGGCAACATGGATCCGATCCCGGCTGGATCGTCGGTGCTGGCCATGATCGACGAATGCAAGTGGGAGATGAAACCCACTGGCGAGGAGTTTATCTCGGCACGCTGGACAGTGATTGCGCCCGAGGAATACAAAAACCGCAAGGTGTTCCATAAGCTGTGGGTCTTGGATATGGACCCCAGCGCCAAGGACGAAGCGTCTGGCCTGAAAAAGCGCGATAAAGCCCGCAAGATGCTGGCAGCCATCGACGCCAATGCAGGCGGCAAACTGACGGCAAAGCCGGGACGCCCGACCAACGATGACCTTTTGAGCCTGACCAACAAGCCCATGGTTTGCACGATGATGATTTGGTCAATGCCAGATACGCGCAACGGCGGCATGATGCACGGAAATTGGGTGTCTGCGGTGGCCTCGAAGGCGTCTAAGGATATTCATGTTGCTGAGGCCAAGCCCTTGCCGACTGGTGGCGCGGCTGCATCAGGTTCGCGCGATGACTTCGGCGCTCAGCGTGGCGGCGGATATACCAAACCCGCGATGATGGACGATGACAGCATTCCATTTGCCCCGGTCTGGTTGATCTAAGCTGGAGCAAGGTTGCCAGCGCCACGAAGGTGGGAGGAGCCGATTACCCTGAGAATTCAGAGGCGCGGCGCTGGCAACACTATCAAAACACATAGGAGTCGGAAATGGAACAGCGAACAGAAGAATGGCACGCAGCGCGCAAGGGCCGCATTACAGCATCGTCTGTGGGGGCGATCTTGGGCCATGCACCCTATGCCACACGCGACGACGTGATGCGCCGCATGGTGCGGGAATGGGTCGGGGCGGAGCCTGAATTCGAAGGCAACATTGCCACCGAATACGGCACGCGCAACGAGGCTGGGGCGCTGACCGAATACGTGATGGAAACGGGAAATGCCGTTGAGGCTGTCGGGTTTATCACGCGCGAGGATTGGGCAGGGTGCAGCCCGGACGGGTTGATTGGCGACGGTGGTGGTCTGGAAATCAAATGCCCGTTTGGCATGCGGAAAGATGAAGTGCCTGCGTTTAAGTCGCTGGCAGATCAGCCGCACTATTACGATCAAATCCAGTTTTCTATATGGGTCACGGATCGGTCGTGGTGGCATTTCTATCAATGGTCGCCGCGCGGCACCGCGATGGAAAAGGTTATGAGGGATTATGCTTGGGCTGACGAAAACTTGCCAAAGCTGCGCCAGTTTTACGCGGAATATTTGGCTGAACGAGAAGAACCTGCGATCCACTTGGAGCCAAAGCGCCCGATCATCGACACGCCAGAGGCGCATCGGATCGCGGCTGAATACGACCAAATCTGTGAGGCCATCGACCGCGCAGAGGAACGCAAGAAGGAATTGCTTGATGATATGGTTCGCATTTCTGGTCAGAAGGACACGATCTTTGCCGGGCGCAAGCTGACCAAGATCGAAAAAGCAGGCGCGATTGCCTATGCCAAGGCTGTCAAGGCTCTGATCCCGAATGCCGATCTTGAGCCGTATCGCGGCAAGCCTTCAAGCTATTGGGTGGTCAAATGACACTCCGCCCATATCAGCAGGACGCGGCAGATGCGGCTTTGGAATGGATGAAGCGCAGCGCGGCACCGTTTGTCATCGACGCGGCCACTGGCGCGGGCAAGTCTCACATCATCGCGGAGATTGCCAGAGTGATCCACGGCATGACAGGCAAGCGCGTGCTATGCCTTGCGCCAAGCGCCGAGCTTGTCACGCAGAACCGCGAGAAGTTTCTGGCTACGGGAAACCGGGCCAGCACATTTTCGGCCAGCGCAGGCGCAAAGGAACTGCGGCATCCGGTGGTGTTTGGCTCGCCATTGACCGTTAAGAACAAGATCAGCCGTTTTCAAATGCAGGGGCCAAGCGGATATGCACTGGTCATTCTGGACGAGGCGCACGGCATCACGCCAACGGTGCGGGACATCATCACAGCAATGCGCGAAGGCAATCCTAACCTGCGCGTGTGCGGGTTGACGGCCACGCCTTACCGTTTAGGGTCAGGATGGATATTTCAAGAGCATGAAAGCGGGCAAATTAACGGAGAAGATAAGGCATTTTCCCCCTACTTTGCGAAGTGCGTCTACAAAATAGATGCACGCGCACTGATCGGCATGGGCTACCTGACACCGCCGGTAATCGGGGCCATCAATGCCAGTGGATACGACACCAGCGGTCTTGCGCTGAACAGCCGTGGCCAGTTTGATGCTGACGCAGTGGACCGGGCCTATCACGGCCAAGGGCGCAAGACAGCGGCGATTGTGGGCGACGTGGTGGCTCAGGCGGCCAATCGAAAAGGCGTGATGTTCTTTGCTGCCACCGTGAAGCACGCGCAAGAAATCATGGCCAGCCTGCCGCCAGAGCTTTCCGAGATCGTCACAGGGCAAACCCCTAAAGCCCAGCGCGACAGCATCCTAAAGCGGTTTAAGGCGCAGCAGATCAAATATCTGGTGAACGTGTCGGTGTTGACCACGGGCTTCGATGCAAGCCACGTCGATCTGATTGCCATCCTTCGCAAGACCGAAAGCATCGGCCTTTTACAGCAGATCATCGGGCGCGGGTTGCGCCTGCACGAAGGCAAGACGGATTGCTTGGTTTTGGACTACACTACCAACCTTGAGGACCATTGCCCGGATGGTGATCTGTTTGCGCCGGTGGTCAAGGCTGGCAAGGCTGGCGGGGTGGGCGGTGGCATAACTTGCCTCTGCCCCTCTTGCTCATATGAAAATATGGTCAGCGTCAATCCGCAGTATTTTGACTATCCGTATGATGAGGCGGGCTATGCGCTCGATCTGGATGGTCGGCAGATCATGTCCGACTTTGGTCCAATCCCGGTGCATTTTGGTCGGCGTTGCATGGGGATGGTGCAAGCTGGCAAGCGCGGTGAATATGAACGCTGCGGCTATCGCTGGACGTTTAAAGAGTGTCCGAATTGCAGCATGGAGAACGACATTGCCGCGCGATACTGTGCGTTTTGCAAGTGCGAGATTGTCGATCCCAATGAGAAGCTAAAGGCCGATTTCAAGGCACTGAAACGCGATCCAACGCGCTGGCAGACTGACCGTGTTCTTAGCATGTCGGCGTCACCCAACATAAGCAGAAACGGCAATCGCACATTGCGCGTTGAATGGGTGACACCTCACAGGCAATTTACGACTTGGGTGATGCCGGAGGCCAAGCACATCAGAGGGCAGTCTCAGTGGAACGCCTTTGAGGCTGCTACGCAATGCGGGACGGTTGCGCCAAGGACCGTGACGTATCGCAAAGACGTTGAGAGCGGGTTCTTTGATGTCTGCGCTTATAACCGCCCAGAGGACTTAGAGCCGGAAATGCCAAGCGTTGCGGAAATTGAGTGGGATCCATTTAGCGAGGCAGAACAACATGCGGCTCAATGATTTTCAGGACATCGCTAAGGATGGCGTGCTGACATTTGGTGATCTGGAGTTCCGTGGCAAATGCCCGACAGAGGAGCAAGAACAGATCACGTTCTTCGGTCGGTTGCGGCGCCTGCATCCGGAAACATGGGGACGGTTGGCGTTGCATCCGCGCAATGAGGGCCTGCGGACCGGCGGCCAGTTTGGTGCAGTATCAAAGCACAAGGCTGAAGGCATGACGCCGGGAGCCTCGGACATCATCATCCCGGCGCGGGTAACCTTTGTGTGTGAATTGAAGCGCCGTGATCCGACGCTGGGAAAATGGCAAGACGGTCAGAAAGAGTATCTCACGGCATCGGCCAAGGCTGGCGCGTTTGCCTGCGTTGCGATGGGCTGTGACGCGGCTTGGCAGGCTTTTGAGGCTTGGCTGGCGACCAGTGATCTAGCCTAGCTTGCGCCCATAAAAGGCTTCCAGTTCCGAAAGCCGCCTTTGAATTGCCGTCTTGGCGTCATCGTCAAGGCGGTTTTCTTTGTGCAGTTGCAGCATATAACCTTTAAGTTCCTGCACGCCGATGATTGTCGCTACCTTTTCGGCATGTGTTGGCTCTTGCCCGCGTGCCGCAACACGCAGGCAATGCCATTCTGCTTTGCTCCTTTCAAACCTCAAAGAGCCTCGCCCCTCAAGCCGACCAGCATCTTGGCCTGCATGTCTTTCTCCTTGTCAGCAATCTCGCCGCCGCAGGCCAGATAGCCGCAGCCGTCAATCCAGTTGTCCGCGTGGGCCGGGTTGGCCTTGGCGCGGGCCAGTTTCAGCAGGGTCATCATCACGGCCACGTCGTGCGGCTTGATGTTGCGCCCGAGGTGGGCCGACCAGTAGGCGGCGATCAAACCGAAGTTGGCCTCGGCGTCACCGTGCGTGCTGGCGCGATCCTTGGTCACGTATTCTTTCGCGGTGTCGAGGATTTCCGACCTGTTCATGCTATCGCTCCATCGGTGATCCACTCTTCCTCGAAGCGCAGGTCTTCGATCCCGGTGATGTCGGCCAGCCTGTGGCGGTAGACAGCGGACGGCACGACGCGGCCCGTCATCCATCTGGACAGGCTAGATTTTGCAACTGGCACTTTGTCGGCGAGCCAGCCGAGCTTGCGCCCGTCCTTGGCGCACCATTGCCTGATTTGACTTTGAGCCATCATTGGCGCTCTCCCTTGTTTCGGTGGTTTAGGCTTACGGTTTAAAAAAAGTTACGTCAAGTGCAATTTTATGCTTGCAAGCGGTGTGGCGGGCTGTATGGTGGTCACACGAACTAGCAACAAGGATGACTAAGATGACCAAGTTCGAAATCAAATCCGGAGACTTCACCTTCTCGCACGTTCGCGGCCATCAGTGGCAAGTGACGTGGAACGGTCAGCACTTCGCATATGTCAGCTACGATGCCGTCCGGCGCGCGCTGGCCGCCGCATGACCCTCGCCGAACACCTCGACCTTCTGGGGATCATCCCCCGGCAGGTCACGCCGAAGCCCACGCCCCAGCCAGCGGCATACGCGCCGCCCCAGTGGAAACCAACTTACCCCGGCGAAGAGCCGCCGTTTTAATAGGAGAGAAACATGAAAATCCGAGAAATCATCGCAGAGGCATTCGCCGTCATCGCACTGTTCGCTGTGGGCTACGGCCTGCTGCTGATCGGCCACGGGATGGGGTGGTGATATGGCAATCAAACTTGGAGCCAAAGACACTCACATCGTGCTGACCGCGCTGTGGGATTACCGCGAGACGCTGGCCATCGTTGCAGATGGCACTCTCAGCCCGCAGCTCACAGACAAGATCGACCGCGTTGACCGCCTCATCGCATCGTACAAGAAATCTTTTTTCACGCTGGATAGATTGGGGATCATGTGATGAGCAAGCAAGGCATCATCGCCTACATCGAACTGCGGCAGAGCCAGATCGACGATCTGGAAAAGAGATACGGGACGGGTGTTCGCCCTGCATGGGTTGGGGAAGAGATCGGCATCCTCGCCCATTACAAACGTGACGCCGAAAAACAACTCGCAGAACTGGAGAAAGACAATGCAACCGACTGAAATTATCGTAACAAACCGCCTCGCCACTGGCACCACCTTCGCCGTGCTGGCCAGCGACATGACGCAGAATGTGTTCATCCCGTCCAAGCTTGCGCTGGATGCCAGCCTGCGCCCCGGCCAGAAGATCATGGCGCAGATCGTGCCGAACACAAACCAGCCCGACAAAACGCAATGGCTGGCGATCTCCTTGGAAGATGGCGGGATTGCCCCATCGATGGATTTGCGTGATCGAATCCGCGCCGAGCTAGAACACGGGGCTGCCACAGTTTACGAATTAGCCAACGCGCTGGGCGCGGGCGTTAGGGAAGTGGAAGCTGAACTGCGCACGATGCGGCTGCCGAACACCGAGCTGTGGGCTTTGGATGCTATGGACCTGCGGGTGCTTGCATGAGCCTTAGCCCCAACATGACCGAAGACAAGCTGAAGGCCCTGCTGGATGCCCTGCCAGATGAGATGGACGAGGGTGAACTGTGCGCCACAACGCTGACGATCTACAGCGCCTTCATGGACGACCCGGCACAGATCATTTCTGAGTTGATCGCCACGATATACACCCTCGGTAAGACGAGCGGCATGAGCCACAAGGATATTTCGCTCAGCCTGCGGGCGAGTGCGGATGTGTACGATGCAGATCATCGCACGCAAACGAAGCACTAGGGAGAGAGAGATGACCCAATACGTCGCAATCCTGTGGATCACGATGCACGGCGGCCCGCTCGACGGCAGCACATACGGCATCCCGTTCCTGACCGAAGCCGCCTGCAAGAAGGCGATGGTGCCCGTGGGCGATGCCCTCGACTACGACTACAGCATGGAATGCACCACCATGCCCGTTGAGGTGGAGATGCTGCCATGACCGTAGACATGACCAACAACCGAGTGCCTTACGGCCTGCTGACCGACGAGGAAAAGACTGCGCTGCATGAGCATGAGAAGGCGGGTGGAGGGTTCTGCGTGACCCGACCGCTACCAGTTTCAGAGGCGGCAGGAACCAGTTGGGTGCCTGACGCGGTTTACCGCACCGTCCCCCTGCCCAAGACCCAAGACGTGATCGCATGGGATCGACTGCCTGATTGGGTTGAGTGGGTGGCGCGGAATAATTCAGGCGAGGTTTGGGCATACGATGCTGAGCGTTTCTATACCTATAATGGTCGCCGCATCCGCATCGACGACTTCCCCGGCATCGTGCAGATCGGGACGTGTGATTGGACTGACAGCAAGCAGCGGAGGCCGAGATGATTGGCTTCCACCCAGACTATGGCCTGCCTGACGAGTTGCGCTTAGCCGCCATCAAAGACGCCGAGATCATCGGCGTGAAGCAATCCGCAGTTTTGCACCGCGTCTCTGAGCCGAGCATTTACAAATGGCGGAAGGTATTGGGAGAGAAGACATGACCGACGAAGAACTGGTGAAGCGGCTGCGGAAAGGCGACACCCCAATGGCAAACCATTACATGGACGAAGCCGCCGACCGCATCGAAGCCCTAATTAACCTGAACGAAGCCTTGGTGGAGTTAATGGACGACCGTGACGCCAAGCTGGCGAAGGCGGTGGAGGCTCTGCGGGCCACCACTGCAAGCATTGAGCATGCAGACATGAGCGATGGTGTTTGCTGCTGTGGGGATAATATGGACGGCCACGCTGACCCCATGTCTTGCGGTCATTCTCCTACCGACATGGGTGAATACTTTGCTCACAAGGCTGTGGAGATGGCCCGCGCCACGCTGGCCGAGATTGAGGGAGAGAAGACATGACCACCCTAGACAAGCGCATGCACTTCCACTGCGGCGACTGCAAAACTGACTTCAGCACCGCCGATGCTGTCTTTCCGATGGACGTGCGGAAGCTGACCAAGCTGGTCCGAGAAACCAAATGCCCGAACTGCGGGGCCGGGTCGAAGCGGCTGTATCTGCGGGCGAATGTGAAGGAAGATAAGCCATGAGCGGAGCATTGAAAATCAACCATATGTATTGCCCGCTGTGCGGAGAAAAAAGTTTGGGCGGGACTGCTGACAGTAGACCCGTCCACATGGAAGCGTTTGGTGTCGCCGCCCACGCAGTCAGGAGACGCCGCGACTGTCAGTCATGCGGCGGAAGGTCTACGACCTTTGAACTCACCGAAGAAGCCCTACACGCCATCGCCCATCGGGTGACTGGCACGAACCTGAAGATCGGTTTCTTGGCCAACCAGATCGCCCAGCTTATTGAGGGGAAGGAGCCATGAACACCGCTGACCGCCTCATTCTGATCGTCGCGGCTGTGTGCGCTTTCATCGGGAACCAGAACGCCGTAGAGGCCCACCGCCACGCCCATGAGCTGGCCTGCCATGTTGGAGCTGAGGAGCTGTGCGAATACCATGCCCCGTGACGCCGTGAAACGTCTGACCATACACATGCACAGGCAGCGCCTCACCGTGGCTTTTGGCATTGAGGTATACAGGTTTGGCGATGTGTTTTTGCT